AACATTAGACCTTTGAATTTCTCAACTGACCAACGACCATTTGAGTCTGTATCTAAGTCAAATATACCAGCAGTAGTTGTGTTTGATGATGCACCTTTAACGGCAGATACATATATGTTTCTTACAACTTCTCTGTTTATTTCTGCAAGAATTTCAGCAGATAGTATGTTTGCAAGTTCTGTTTCAGCATCTAAACCATGAATTGCTTTTAAGTCTTGAGCAAGTTCCATAGTATATTCTGCTTTTAGAGCTCTTGTTACAGCAGTAACAGTATGTTTCTCAATACTGAAAGCCATCTCAGCGAAAGCGTTAGTTGTAGTATCACCTAATGCTTCACCTTGTGCAATTGTCATACCAGTTGCAGTAGTATAAGTACCAGCAGGACTGTCATTCAATACAGAAGGATTAGTTCCAGAGATGTCACCACCACCAGTATCAGAACCAGCGTCTTGGTTTGATAACATTGAAGGTTCGTCTGCAAGTGCTTCAGCACCAGCTTGTGATAGACCTCTTGCTCTCATTGCAAAGATAAGTCCTGTTGGCCCAGTCATTGGTTGGACACCACAGATATCATATGCGATAAGATTAGGCATAGAACGTCTTACTAATGAGATCAAAATTGGATCCCAATTATCGACTGAACTACCAGTTGCAGATGTTGGAGCAGCTTCACCTAAGAAGTTTCTGTCTTCTCTTAGAGCCTTTTCTTGGTTTTCTAAGATAATTGTAGTAACGGCACGCCTGTAACTATCCTTGATTTCTGGTAAATCAGGGTGTTGAAGGACTGGCGACCACTTTTCTTGTAGATGTTCTGTTTGAAACATTTGTTTCTCCTTTTTAATTTCTACTATTTATAAATTGTTTATTTTGCACTTTTAACTGTTCGACCAATAGCGGACATATATGCAGCCATTGAGTCGGAAGTGTCAATGTCCTGTGCGATACCAGTTTCTACATCATCTAGCGTTTCAGTCAAAACTTGTGAAGTCTTAGGGAAATAACTTTCCTTTAGAGTACTAAGTTTTTGATGATATGATTCTTCAGAAGAAAAATCAACATCTTCAATTAATGACTTAAACTTTTCAATTTCTGTTTCAGCCAAGTCAGAAGAAAGTGCTGACAAGACTTGTTCCTTCACTAGTGTAGCATTAACAGACTTGGACTGGATTTGCTCTTCCATCATTTCGTTAATTCTACCTTCTAGTTCTGAAATTTTTTCAGATTGTGCTTCTAGCACATCATATTTTTCATCTGGAACATCAACGTAGTGGTCTTCAAACAATTGTTTTAAACCAGAGATAAAGTCTTCAGCGATTTCGCCTTTCAAGCCTCTTTCGATAGCCAACTCGTTCTCTTTCATCCATTCTTCAACAACGTAGTTTAAGTAAGTATCAACTTTTTCAGTTAATCCTTCCTTTGTTGCATTTATATTTTCTTCCAGTTCAGATTTATATTCGTCTTCCATTCTTTCAACTTCAGAACGAACTTTTGATTTAACGGCAGCTTCAAATACTGTTGCAGCTTTACGTTTAAATTCTTCGGAAAGGTCACCCTCACCACTCATTAATGCTTCAACGTGCTCAGATACATCAATAGACTTTAGACGATTTTCCACAGCTTCAGATTTTTCTTTTTCTTCTTCTGTTTCTTCGTGTGCGCCTTCTGGGTGCATTGCAGATTTGATTGCATTGTATGTTGAATGAAGTTTTTCTTTCTTCATTTTGTCCATACCCATCATCATATCTTTCATAGCAGTCATGTATTCCATTTTGGTTTTAGGTTCTTTGTCCATTTCCATTTTGTCCATTTCAGATAGATTTTCATCACCTTCTGCTTCGAATCCAGCTGCAAGTGATTTAGCAGCTTTTCCTTCTCCGTCATTTGGTTTATCCATAGAGTCTGATTTACCAGCACTCTTTTGTGATGCATCTCCACTAACTTTTTTTGCTTTAGCTGCAATCTTTTTAGCGGCGGCGTCTTTTTGATCTGGTGATACTACAGGATTTCCTGTATCTTGAACTTCGCCAGGTATTGAGTCCATTTTGTCGGCTTTACCAGCTGATTGCATAGGGGCATCTTGACCATTAGCTTCTTCAAGCTCATCAAGTACTTCTGCCTCTAATTCCTCAATGGTTTTATCTAATTCATTTGCCATGGGATATTGCTCCTTTTGAATGTTTATACAAGTTATTTATAAATTATAACTTTTGAAGAAATCGTGCAAATTCCAAACTATCCGCTGATGCGTTGTTGGTTCTGTGATTTTCTTCTATGTTATCTTTGATCTGTTGAACTTCTGATTCTTGTATCAATCCATTGTTCCAAATCCACTCTCTACCTTCCATAATGCCCTCAACAAATGCGTTGGGAGCAGATGGGTCAGCAACTATATCAGCTGCAGTCGCAAGGTAGAAGTCTTTTCTCACTACGTTAGCACCATCTTTTTGGTCTAAACTTCCCATGCCTCTAGATGATACACCTAATTTTGCACCATCATCCATCAAAGACTTTACAATCTCACCCATAGGGGTTGAAAGTATCTTTGCTTCTCCGATAAAATTCTTTCCGTCTGGTTGTAAAGAAGTAATCATATGAGATGCTCTTTCGAGATTAACTGTTGGCCCGTCTGGGTGTCCTAACTCTCCAAAAGCACGTTTCTCATTGATATACTCTTTATTATAACGATTTACTTCTTTATTAAGTATTTCCATAGGATACATACGACCATTCCGATTTTTAATATCGGCTTGCATAAATATCCCCTTTATCTTATAATTTTTCTTACCAGATTTTTCATCTTCTTCGATCAGATAATCCATATCATTCTCGATATGTTCTGATATTAATTTTAAATGATAATTCATAATTCTATCCTTTATGCTGTATAGTTTACATCTTTTTTGAACTCAATCATTACAAAACCAGATGTACCAAGACAAGCCATTTCCATATCTCCAGAAGTAGCACCAGTATTTGTTGCAGCAGATTCAATCAATCCAGCAGAACCATCATAGTAACCACTTCCAGCAAGATCAATTAATGTTATATCTGAATCGCCTTGTTCAATAATTTTAACATGTCCAGTATCATCATCAGCAGTACCCTCAACTAATCCCCACCAAATTCTTTTAATATGCAATTTTGCACCATTGGCGTGTCCGTCTAGTGCAGATGCATCCAAAATAGCATTGGTTGCAGTTGTGTCATTAGCAATATTTACTAATATAGTAACAGTACCACCATTACCAGTAGTTCCAACTTTTGTGTCTCTCAAGGTTCTTGTTGTAAAAGCCATAATTTAACTCCTTAAAATGCTAACATTTCTTTTTCAAAGTATCCCATAAGTTGCTTTTCTGGCACCTTATATTTTTTAGATATCTCTTTTATTGTTTTTTCAAAAGTATTTAGGAAATCTGAAGGTTTAGCATCCATTCTAGCAAAGACATCATCTACTGCCTCCTTCATTTTTGGAGAAAGTTTTTTATATTCTTTTGAATTTTTATGCTCATCCTTCTCAGGAATATCAATCTGATGAAATTTCTTCATTGCCCTCTACTTCTGGTATGTGGTTTTTTACAAAAGTACCTGCCACTTCTTTTCTTTTTCCCTCTAAAGCATCAGCAACTCTACTAGTCATTACTTCTTTAAAGGCTGTTTCTGCACCTAAGTTATCGCCAGTGCTTAACGAGTCTACAAAATTTTCTGCACTCATTTCTTTTCTCCATTATCTTCTGGTGGTTCTTCACCATCATATTTTGTTACATCGTCTGCAGGTATTGGTTCACCATCCATTGAAGGATAACGTGTGATACCGTCAGTATTTTGTGGAATATCAATTCCACCATCTTCTGGATCAAGTCCTGCTTCTTTGTTTATTTGATCCTGCATTTCTTCTATTTCATGGTCAGTAAGATTTAGTACGTTTTTCTGTACCCAATGTTTACTGAAGAATGTACCAATATACGACTCAATACTACCTAATGCATTAACTCTATCTTCAAGCAATTCAGCTCTTTTCAGTTCAGCAAAGTGACCATCCTGTAGGAAGTCATACTGAATATGTTGATGCATCTTTTTCCAATCTTCTAATGTAATCACACCTTTAAGAATAAGTTGTGATTTTAGAATATCAGTAAATAGAGGAGTAAACTTTTTACGAAGTCTCTGTACGAACTTTGTAAATTTTAATTCATCTCTTGTAATTTCTGTAGACCGACCAAGACTAAATCCTGCTTCTGCTTCCATACGAGACATAGGAACATTTAACGATCTAAACAATTTTTGTTTAAAATATGTAATGTCATCAATCTCACCAAGATTAGAACCGCCTGGCAAAGTAGTAATCTCTGTACCTCTACCACCTTCACGGCGAGGTAACCAAAAATCTTCTAACATAGACATATGATTTCTGTCATCTCTGATTTCACCAGTAGATGCATCATATACCAATTTGTTACGATAACGATTCATAACATCTTTTAGATATTGTTCTGCTTTAACTTTAGGTAAGTTACCAACATCAATATAGAAGATACGTCTTTCTGGTGCTCTTGATATACGATAGATAACAAGTGCATCCTCAATCATTCTTAATTGATTTAC